ACCACAAAATATGGCCAAAAAATTTTCAGATCTGAAGAACGTACAAACTATACATTCTTAATTAGAAATGGCATACCCCGGATCATTCGATCATCAGTCGAATGTAAACCCAACCCAGCTAACAAGGCCGGGTTCTAAAAACGGTGGTGCTGATTCCAGAGAACTTTATCTTAAACTCTTCTCAGGAGAGATGTTTAAAGGATTCCAGAGAAACACCATCGCTAGAGACTTAGTGCAGAAGAGAACACTTACATCAGGTAAGTCAATGCAGTTCATCTACACTGGTCGCACAACAGCTGAGTACCATGTACCCGGCCAAAGCATACTTGGAAACGACCAAAAGAAGATCGGTTATGCTCTTGCAGAAAAGTATGACAGATTAATCTTCCGTGCTATTGCAAAAGGTGCTAGACAAAAGTCTCCAGTAGGCTTCTCTGATACTTCTTTTAAAGAGCCCGGTGGAACTCAAGTTAGAGTTGGTTCAGCTACAGGTGCTACTGCCTTCTCTGAAGCTTATGATGCTGGTGATCTAATTACAGCTTTCTACGATGCAGCTGCTGCAATGGACGAGAAAGGTGTGAGTAGCGAAGGTAGAGTAGCTGTTCTTAACCCACGCCAATACTACGCATTGATACAAAATGCTGGTAACTCAGGTGCTGGTTTAATTAACCGTGACGCTGAAGGTACCGCTCTACAGTCAGGACAAGGCATCATTGAGATTGCAGGCATCAAGATCTACAAGTCAATGAACATTCCATTCCTCGGTAACTACGGTACTAAGTATGGTACAACTACTGGTGTTACTAACCCCGGTAATACAGGAACCTTTGTTGGTAGTGATAGTGAGTTTGAAGCAGCAACCGCTTCTGCTACTGGTATCAATAACAACTATGGTGCTCAAGACGCTTTCGATAACACATGTGGACTTATCTTCCAAAGAGAAGCTGCTGGTATTGTCGAAGCTATCGGACCACAGGTTCAGGTAACTTCTGGAGATGTATCCGTAGTATACCAAGGTGACGTAATCCTAGGTAGACTTGCAATGGGTGCAGATTTCTTAAACCCTGCTGCTTGTGTTGAGTTATTTGTTGGTGGTTCAAGTGCTCCATCTACATTTGGTAACGTATACCCTTCCAACGTAACTACTTCATAGTAGATTTATTTTTTATTCTTTATACGGGAGCTTCGGCTCCCCTTTTTTTTATGGCTTCCACAACTTTTGACCTCGATACCGAACTATCCGCAGTTAATTCAATACTGGGAGCTATCGGACAGGCCCCAATCACAACATTAAATTTTCAAAATCCAGAGGTATCATTCGTATATAATTTACTACGTGATGCTAATGTAGATACACAGACAGAGGGCTGGCACTTTAATAAAGAGTCACATGTAACATTTAAACCAGACCCTACTACTAAAAAAATAATGATTACAGATAACATTTTAGCTTTAGATTTATATGATAATCAAGCTAAAAGAACTATGGATCTAGTTAGACGTAACGGACATCTATATGATAAAATTACACACTCCGATACATTTGACAGTGACTTAGAACTAGATGTAGTTTATCTCGTAGCCTTTGAAGACCTACCAGCTGTCTTTAGACGCTATATTATATACCGAGCTTCTCGTGTAGCAGCAACCCAGTTAGTTGCCAACTCTGGCTTAGTAAAACTCTTAGGAATACAAGAGCAACAAGCTCGAGCTGCATTGCAAGAGTACGAATGTAATCAGGCAGATTATAATATGCTAGGATTTGAACAAGGTTCAGCATATCAAACTTATCAACCTTGGAGAAACCTTAGACGATAATGGCAAGCGTAACTCAAACTATACCTCAGTTTACAGGAGGTATTTCAGAACAACCAGATCACCTTAAATTTCCCGGTCAGGTAAAAGATATAGTAAACGGAATCCCTGACATAACTAAAGGTTTATTCAAAAGACCGGGAGCAGAAAGAAAGAAGACTACTCCTCTATCAGATGTGCAGTCTGGTGGTTCGTGGTTTCATTATTATCGTGATGAAACAGAAGGATCTTACATAGGACAAGTAGCAGCTGATGGTCAGGTTAGAGTCTGGCGTTGTAGTGATGGACAACTGATGACTACAGCTTACGGCTCAGTTACGTGGTCTAGCACAAGAGAATATGCGTCAGGAGATAAAGTTCAATCTAATGATTCTGGAACAATAAGAATATACCAAGCTCAAGCTACAATAAGTAGTGGAGGCAGTGCACCTACACACAACTCTGGAACTGTCAATGACTGGTTATTTGTAGAAACAGCACAAACAAATGTACAAAACTATTTAGCAACAAGTGTCTCAGAAAACCTACAGTTCTTGACAATTAATGATACTACATTTGTAAGTAACAGAGATTCTACTAATCCAAATACAGCAGTAGGTACAGCTAATACTACTACATCTAGACCACATAATCATTTTGCATTTGTAGAACTACTACGTACAGAAAATGGTAGGCAGTATGCCTTAAATATATCGGACACTACTGAAACAGCATCTTTAAGTAGAGCTACACGTATCTCAATCGAAAGTGATACGCTTGATGAATCTGATGGCACAGGACATTGCCCCGGTGTAGGCACACAAGTATTTAGTGTAACTGCTGCCAACAGCTACGCTGGTACAAATATAGTTAGTGTAAAAAATGGTAATACAGATATAACCTCTGGTAAAGACAATTTAATATTTAGAATTAATTCTTTAGGTCAGCAAGGTGTAAGCCCTGATTACAATGCTAACGCTAGCGGTGCAGGCGGTGATAATTACAGATGTAGTTACAATAGAGAGGCTATACTTTTACATGGTGGTGAAGGTTGGGTTACAGGAGATACAGTTACTGTAACTTTAACTTCAGCTTCTGGCGGTGGACCTATGAGAAATAAATGGGATACCGATGCTTCCTATAATCAAAATGATTTAGTTAGAAATAAGGGTAACACGTATAGAGCAACTCAGAATTTAGATGACACAGTAGGAGAACCTGTCCATAGTTCTGGAACTGCAAATTTATGGGAGTTTATATCAGACAGTGACTCACCGTCAGCTACGTATACAATACGTGTGGAAGATTTTGAAGCTACACAAATTAATGCTACAGTTAGCTCTAATGGTGATGGGCTTATAAGACCAGCTCCTACACCTTTTGATGCAGATACAGCTGTAACAGCAGAAGCTATTTTAGGTAGCATGCAAGATGCAATTAGAACTCAACTAGCGGGTCAAGGTATAAATACTAAAGTTATAGGTACTGGCCTCTACATATCTAGTGCGAATCCATTTACTGTCGAAGTTATGGAGGATGACATTATGCGAGTCTTTCAAAAAAGTGTTAATGATGTATCACGTTTACCCGCACAATGTAGGAATGGATATATAGTCAAAGTAGCTAATGCTAGAATGTCAGATGAAGATGACTACTATTTACGATTTGACGGAGAAAATAACTCAGACGGATCTGGATCTTGGTCAGAATGTGCTGAACCGGGAATACCTAAAACACTAACTAACATGCCTTTAGTTATTCAAAGAACGAATATAGAGAATCAGAATACTAGCACAGAACGAGCAACTTTTACTATTAGACCTTTTAAATATAGTGATAGAGAAGTAGGTGATGAAAAAACTAATCCGTTGCCAAGTTTTGTAGGTCAAGCTATTAATAAAGTAATCTTTTTTAGAAACAGATTAGCCTTTCTATCTGGTGAAAACGTTGTATTATCAAGACCCGGTACGTTTGGTGAACCGGACTTCTTTGTTGAATCTGCATTAGCAGTAGGAGCCAACGATTCTATCGATATAGCTTGTGGTTCTACGTTTCCATCTGAGCTGTTTGACGGTATTGAAGTAAACAGTGGCTTACTGGTATTTAGTACAAACCAACAGTTTTTATTATCATCTGATGCTGAGATCTTAAATCCAGAAACTGCAAAGCTACGTAGTGTTTCTACATATAATTATAACAAAGATATATCTCCTATATCACTAGGGGTGACTGTAGCTTATGTGGATAACTCAGGTAAGTTTAGCCGATTTAATGAAATGGCTAACATACGAAGAGAAGGCGAGCCTGACGTAGTTGAGCCGAGTAAGATAGTCCCTACTTTATTACCAAAAGATATGGACTTGCTCACAAACTCTAGAGAAAACTCTATAGTATTATTTGGTAAAAGTGGGACTCGTGATGTTTTTGGATTTAGATATTTTAACGTAGGTGATAAACGTCAACAACAAGCATGGTTTAGATGGAGATTTAATAATGGTATACGATATCATTTTATAATTAATGATGATTATTATTTTGTAGATCAAGATAAGTTTTTACAAACTATAAGTCTAGTTGAAGATGATGATGACCTTAGTATTACACAAGATAATGTTAACTATCCAATACATTTAGATAATTATACAACAATATCCGCCGGAACGTACAATCCAAATACAGGTCTAACATCCACGCAAGCTAACTGGCTTCCGGATGTTACACCGGCATCGCCTGCTAATAAATTAGTTGTGATTGATCTTGACAGTAATTCAAATAGAATTGCAAGATACGCTGAAGCAACAGTTTATAGCAGCACCGGTTTTACAATTCCCGGTGATTGGCAGCAAGGAAGTACATTATACATAGGTTACCTTTATGATTATCAGGTAGATTTTCCTACAATATATCCTACACAGATACAGGGAGAAAAATCTAATACAGATGTAAGCGGTACGCTTGTATTACACAGATTACAAGTACATCTTGGAAAAGCCGGTTTATATCAAACTACATTAAATAGATTAGGAAAAGAACCATATACTGAAGTTTATGAATCTAACGAGCTAGACGAGTATGAAGTATCTGATGCACCATATGTAGAAGATGCTATAAGAACAGTGCCAGTTTACGAGAAAAACACTAACTTAGATTTTACACTTAAATCAACTCACCCAGCACCAGCTACATTAAGAGCTTTGTCATGGGAGGGATCATTTTCACCTAAATATTATAAACGTGTCTAATTATATACACCCAATTACAACTAAGGCTGCCTACGAGGTAGCCTCAAACTTACGTCCAGAAGACCGCAGAGAGCTCGAAGAAGGTTGGGGGGTAGAACCTATCCGCTACCTTCTCCAAGCTGCTTACACAACCCCCTGCGTGTATTTTACGTCACCTAGCGGCAAGGCTGCTGGTATGGCTGGCGTTGGACAA